TTTTTATTAATTTTTATTTTGCTTTACTTTAATATTTGCTTTACTTTAATATTTGCTTTAATAATTATTTATATTTTTATTTAATAAGTTTATAAGTTTATAAGTTTATAAGTTTATAAGTTTATAAGTTTATAAGTTTATAATTATTATATTTTTTCTTTGTATTTGTAAATAGTATATAAAAATATTAATAAATATTTAGAAATATAATTATACTTATACTTATAAATATAAAATGAATCTAGATGAAATAAATAAACAAATGTTTTCTCTTCAAAACGATTTTAAACAACAAGTTCAAAAGACCACACAAAAAGCAATACCAAATATAAAATCAGTTAATTTTCAAGAAGTTAATTTACCTATAGAAACTACACAAATTAAAAGACCTACAAAATCAGGAGAACACCGCAATGATATAAATGAAAAACTTAATTCAATGAATACATTTCAATATCTACCTCAGAATCTATCACAAAATCCTCCTAATACTATGCCTGAATTCACACGTAATTATTCAAATGTACAAAATAATAACTCTAATAACTCTAATAACTCTAATAATTCTAATAATACAAATGAATTTGAAAATATTCAACCATCAAATCAAAATCATTTTACAAATTATTATTCACATAATTTTGATACATTACAAAATAATAATACACATAATAATACACACTCCACACACAATCAAAATAATATGTCATTTTTAAATGATAATGAAATTAACTTTGAAAATAATAAATCATTTAAATCACATTCTGAAGGTCTCCCTTTATTAAATCCTCGTAATATGTATTCAATGGGAAATTATGAAGAAATACCTAATAAATATAATGAATCCGGATATAATAAAGTTGAAGAAAAAAAAATGGATTATAGGCAAAATATGAATAATAAGCTAGATAATTTTATTTTTAATAATCCTAATGCGATTGAACCAAATCCAATATTATTACAGGCAAAAATGCAACATCAACATCAATATAATCAAAGTCAAAGACAAGGACAAGGCCAAGGACAAGGTAAAGATACTAGAATGGTTATTCAGGATAGTACTAAAGATTATTATAGACAATCAGCAAATGATCGTATGTCTCAATATAGTCCGCTTTCTCGCGCATCTAATATGCCTATTGCAATTGCTAGTATGTCAGTTAATGATTTTTATTCTAATATGCAAGGTGGTAATATGCAAAAGCAACAAAATGAAATTACAAATAAAATTACAAATAAAGATGCTATGAATGCAAGAATTGATAATTATACACCACTAGCAAAAACAATACAATATGAAAGTAATAGTTCAAATAAAAATAATGAAAACACCATTAATAATAGAGAGATTCAAAAACCTGTAATTTGGAATCCTATTGATAATATAAATGGTAAATTAAAAAATGTTGTATTCAAAGATTTACCTACAATGTCAAATACACAAAAAATATAATGAAGATTTATAAATAACATAAAAATAAATAATTATATAGATAACATAAACACTAAACATTAAACATTAAACATTAAATATAAAAATTGATTTTTATTATCAAATATATTTTATTACAATATAAAATAAATGGATTTAGATATTGATTTAACTTATTTATTAGATAAAAAAATGCAATCTCTTACAATGAATGACATTTTATATCAACAACAATCATACGAAGAAGATATTCTCATAGATACAGAAGAAATAAATACAGAAGAAATAAATACAGAAGAAATAAATACAGAAGAAATAGATAATACCGATAATATCATATCTGATATGCAAAATTTAACAATAAATGAAACAAATAATTTAATTATTGATTTATTTGAAAATAATTTAGATATATATTCTATATATAATGATATAAAAATAAAATCTTTAGATCCTACTGAATTTAACACTAAAAATGAATATAACGAATATAATAAATTTAATAAATATAATATATTAAGAGTTTTAGGTGTTCCTAATATATATTGTAATGGTGAAGATTTTGATGATGAAGATTTTATATATAATCGTTTTAAATTATCCGAACATTTATCATATTTAGTTCAAAATGATAATACTATCCCTGAATTAGATGCAAATATAATTAATTTTGGAGACACTACTATATCACCTGAAAATGTATATTATAAAACATTATATATTTATCAATTCGTCCATTATTTTAATACATCATTGAATACGATAAATCCTTATAAAAAAAGGATTACACACTTACCTCAAGATTTTTTAGTCTGGGTAGAAAATATTGTTTCAATAATAAGAAATACTATTGATATCACAAATATGAAAACTATCTTATGTGTTTATCAAAATACAAATCACGCAATTATTAAAAATGTAGAACAATATTTTAAAGATTTGATATATGGTTTAAATTTATGCGTTTGTCATTTAAAAATGATATTAAACCATCACCGAATTAGACATATACACTTTTGGGATATGGAAGATAAATGTATAGAAAAATTATTTCGTATATTAAATAATCTTTGTATTATTGTTATTTATATGAAACACGGATTTTAGATTTTAAATTAAACATCACATAAAACAACACATAAAACATCATATAAAACATTATTAAATTTTTTTTCAATATTTCAATAACCTCATTCTAGATTGATGTAATAATTGATACATAACAATAAATATTTCAAGATGACCTATAATATTTTTAGTATTCTTAAAAAATGTATCTAGACGTTCTTTACCAAAGTATTTAGACTTATATCTATTACTATGATTACTTTTTAGAAATAAATAAGCTTCTTCATATTCTTTTGCTTCTAGAATATCAAAATATTTTTTTAATATATTTAATGCTTTATCTAAATAATATGCATTATATTTTGTTCTCAACTCATTTTTTTGAGTACTTGAAATCTTCATTTTATCAATTTCTCGCATTTTTTTTACACAATTTGAAATATTATCACAATCAAGCAAGTTAAATCGCATATTCAAAATTGCATATTTTCTTATATAGATTGTTTTTTCTAAAAGGATATATATGGCAGATAAATCAGAAATATTGGAATTTGAAATAGTTTCCATATAATCTTCTATATCTGCCTGTTTTTGTTCTTTACCAGTTGGTAATAAAAAATTTAATGTTCTCTCATCTAAATTAACATAGAATAAATATGGATGATTAGTATTAGTTTTTGTAATAAACACTAGAAATATATATCTAGGTAAAAATTGTAATGTATATATTTGTGATTCTTTGTATTCTAGACTCTTATTATGATATTGTAGAAATTGTTGTGCTTTTGTAATCATATATGCATTTATTTTATCATTATAATTATTACTTTCAACTTGCATATATGTTATTGCTTTTTCTATTTTTGTGTTTTCTTTGAATCTTAAAAATATTGAACTATTTGCCATTTTTTCTTTCTAGATACTAATTTGTTTCTAGATACTAATTTGTTTCTAGATACTATTTATTTTCTACAAATTACAAAGATTAAAATATAAGTAAAATATAATATATATAAATTATAAATTATAAATTAAAATGCATATCGCTCTAGTATATTTATTAACAATTATTATTTTTATTGTAGTAGATGCACCTTATCTCTACTTAAATATGGATTTATATAAAAAAAAAACATTAGCTATTAGCAATAAAGGTTATACAAATCGTTATTATTCTGCTGTAATGGTATATGTTGCTCTAGCATTTGGTTTATTAGTTCTTGTAATACCACGTATAAGTACTAATAAAGATACAAATGTAAAACAACGTATTATGGATTCAATTATGTATGGAGGTGCATTTGGGCTTGCATCATATGCTACATTTGATTTTACTATGCATTTTATGTTTGAAAAGTGGGATTTGGGTGTAAGTATAATGGATAGCATTTGGGGTGGAGTATTATGTTCTATTGTGGCATTTATTATTAGTTATTGTTAGTTATTGTTAGTTATTGTTGATGAAATAAACTAAAAGAAATTAAATAAATATTTTGTAAAAAATTGAATAAAAATATAAAATATACAAAAAATAAATATAAAAATAAAATTATAATCATAAACATAAATATAAATATAAACATAAATATAAACATAAATATAAACATAAATATAAATATAAATATAAATATAAATTATAATCATATTCATATCTAGAAATGAGTTTTTATAATACCTGTCAAGTTGAAAATTGTCTATATGCATCTGAACATGTTACGCAAAGACATTGTTGTGGAACATGTAATCTTAATGGTCACGGTAAATTAGAATGCAGTAATGATGATAAAATTAAAGAATTAGAAAAATTTAATGGTGATTTAATAACTAAATCTTGTAAAATTAAAGGTTGTCTAGATCCACAAACACATACTTCATTAGGTCATTCTTGCTTATATTGCGATAAACGTTCGAATAATCATATGAAATATTGTCCTTTAAGTAATAATGTAAATATGTATATGATTATGAATATGAACGAATCTGATGAAAACAATATATGTGATAATATTGAAGATTTTAGTGAAGATGTTAAAGCAAATATTACAAATAAAGAAATAAATAAAATTAATATTGGTGAATATACAGATGTTTATGGTGGTATGGGTTGTACTTGGTTTATTCGTAATAATAATGGAACTATTGAATATTTATTTATGCATAGTGATAGTTGGGGTCAATATGGTGAAGACTCATCACATTTACCAAGATATAAAGCATTTATATATAGTTTTCATAAGGTAAATAAAAATTAAAGAATTTTATTCACATTTATTATTTTTTTTTATTTTTTCGTCATATATAATTTTTTTTTTTCATTTATTATATTAACCATAACTTAACCATAACTAAATAAAAACATATCTAATAAATATAAAATATATAAAAATGGGTAATGATAATAGTAAAATAGAAATAGAAAATCAGCAACTTATAATGCAATTACAACAACAACAACAACAACAACAACAACAACAACAAAATCAATACCAGAATTATAATCCAAATATTAATAGAAATCATAATCATTCAAATCACCCACCACCAATAATTTCTCCTGCAGAATTACAGAGAGGTATAAATCCACATTTAAGACAACAAGAAAATTTACAAGACCAATACTCAAATTCACCTCCTAATAAATCATCAGTTAATAAGCTTATGGCAATATTAGGAAATAAAGAGCTTATGGCAAAAATTGATAAGAATCCTCCACAAAAAAGAAAACTTTTAGAAAAACTTCTTGGGGAACACCGACATATGATGACTAGTAATCAAGTAACACGTATTACACAAATGTTAAATAATCTTCCACCAGCAGATTATAGTAATGAATCTTCTAAATTTGCATTTCAAAATATATATCAAACTAGGGAGAATAATAATAATAACAATAACAATAATAATAACAATAACAATAACAATAACAATAATGAAATATCTAATAGCTCATTTTTCAATCAAGGAACTACACCTAGAGATAATCAAAATAGACAAATACAAACTACTCAACAGATTAATACCATTGACGCACTTACTAAACATTATAAAACTTCAGCAGAAGAAGAAGAAGCACGTTTTAAAATGGAAGAAGAAAGAAGACGTAAAGAATTTGCTGAACAACAGCGACAACGTAGATTACATTATTTGGCATCTCTTTCTGATTTAGAAAAGTCAGATATTGATTCATTAAGATTATTTCAAATTCAGAAAAACTATACTATTGATGAATTAAAAATTGCATATAAGAAATTGGCAATGAAAACTCATCCTGATAAAACAGGCGGTAATGCAGAACAATTTCAATTAGTGACAAAATGTTATATGTCTTTATTAGAAAAATATAAGAATAGAGAAAGTGATAAACCATTTAATGATTTGCGACAAGGTAGTAAGGTTTATATTGAAGACCAAGAAAAGTCTCGTATGAAAAATAAGGATATAAATTCAATAAATTCAATACATTCAACACAGAATGAAACTGTTGATAAGACTAAGTTTGATAATAAATTATTTAATAAGATATACGAACAAAATAAACTTTGGGAATCAGGAGATGATGGATATGGTGATTGGTTTACTAGTAATGAAGCAGATGAAGCACCAAATGAGGTATTTGGTAATAAATTCAATATTAACGTATTCAATACTACATTCGAAGATTATAAGGATAAATTAACATCAAAAAGCGGTGCAATTCAAGAATATAAAGACCCTCAAGAACTAGTATCTAGTTCAACAGGATTTACTGATATAGATATATTTGCACGTAAAATAAATGATTTTAGTAAACCACTACCTATAGGAAATGGTGGTAAAAATGATTTAGCTTATACTGATTTAAAAACTGCATATACTAATAAGGGAGCTTTTATTGACCCTAATTCTGTAGAATATAAACAATATAAAAATGTAGATGATTTAAAACGTGATAGAAGCAATATTAGATATGATATGACTCCAGACCAAATGCGTGATTATGAATTAAAAAAAAGGCGCGAAATAGAAGAAGAAGAAAAAAGACAAGATTTAATTAGACAACGCGATAATGTAGTATCTAATACTTATGGAAAAATACACGAAAAAATGTTGGGATATAAAGGAACTGCGAAAGGAACCTAGGTTCCTTTCAAACCTCCTATAAGGAAAAAAGAAAGGAAAAAAGAAAGGAACCTAGGTTCCTTTCAAACCTCCTATAAGGAAAAAAGAAAGGAAATAAGGTTCTCTGTAACCGTTGTTTTCTGTAATAGTTTAATAAATATTTTATTACTTCTGTTTTTAGTGCTGTTTTTTCAAAAACAGGGAACGGCTTTTTCTAAAAGCTGTTTTGCGCGCGGGATTTCCTAAATCCTGCTTTTGGCACGGCTTTTTCTAAAAGCTGTAACATTGTTCGTCTGTTTTGTTTGGATTACATTGTGGCATTGTAGTTGTTTGTGGATATTGATTTGATTGTGATGTTTCTTGTTGTTTATTATATTTAGATTTATATTTTAAATTACTTATAATCATAATAATGAATGCAACTAAAATAAAATATAAGAAAAGTAATATTACCATAAAATTAAAGTCATCATAGTTATCTAGAATCATCTTTTATTTATTTTTATTTATTTATTTTTATTTATTTATATTTTAATCTTAATTAATACTCTTATTTTTTTAATTATATCTAATCTATACATCTATTTTTTCTATAATATTTGGATTTATATTTTGTAATAAATATTCTGGAACTTTATCAAGAATTTGTTTTTCTATATTTGATAAATTATTTAAATTTATAATTGATAAATGTCCTGTTAAAATATAACTAATTAATTTTTCACTAAATATAACTGCATCATTAATATGAGTTTTAGTAATTCTAGAAATATTATTAACTTTATTATTAGTAATTAATGAATCTAGATATAAAGCAAATATTATTTTAAATAAATGTTTATGTTCTGTTGATAAATATATTATTGCATTTCCAATATATTTGTCAGGAATGAAATATATTCTACCATTTATTACAATATCATTATTAACTTTTAATTTTATTATTTTATTTTCACATTTTTTTTTATCATTTTTATCAGTTTTATTATTTTTATCAGTTTTATCATATTTTGTACTACTCATTTTATAAATAATCTAATATATATTTTAATTATTGTATCTAGATATATTTTAATCTAATATGTATAAAAATTATATGTTTAAGTAAAAATAAAAACTATGTTTATAGTAATTATAAAATATATAATAATTAAATATAGTATATCTAAAAATGTCTCTATCACTTATTGATACTGCTAAAATATTTATTAATACGCTTGTTCGTATTGTACCTGTTGGATTATATACAGGTTCTGCTATGTCTGGAATTGTGTTTCAAGATTTTCGTGGAGTAATACTATTTTGTGGTTTTATAGGAAATGAACTATTAGGTTTAGGATACAAAATGGTTTTGCACGGAGTAAGTAATCCTCAATGTGCTTTAATGTATTCAGAAAGTGGATCACCTTTTGTTCTACCTAGTCCAATTTCACAGACAGTTGGTTTCTTCGCAGGATTCTTCTTTATGGATATGTATTATAATAATACTTTTAGTGCAATGCAGTTTTTTGTACTTACATTTTTAATGCTTATTACAATATATTCTAGATTAAATGTTGGTTGTAAAACACTTCTAGATGCAATATATTGTACTTTAATAGGTTTGTTATTTGGTGTTGTATTTTATAGTATAGCACAACCTTATTATAAAGCTGATTTTTTTAAAAGTACAATACTAAAAGCTGATACAGAAATTAATAATTTTTTTAAAATTAATTAATTTTTTTAAATTAATTTTTTTCAATTAATTACATTTTATATATTTTATTATATTAAGATATACAAAAAAAAGTTATTATAACATATTTACATATTTACATATTTTAATATTAAAATTAAAAATAAAATAATGAAAGTATTACAAACAATATTTTATGGTTTAATAATAATTGAAATAATATTTATGTTAATAGGGTTTAATATTATTTCATCTATTATAAAAGATTTAAATGATTTGCTTAATAATTTTATGAAAAACTATATAATTATACCAGATAAAATTGATAATTTATATTTTACTTTAAATATATTTAAAATATTTTTATTAATTATATATATATTAATATGGATTTTGTTATTAGTTTTAGTTTATAAAAAATATTTTAAATTGTATAGTTTAATTTTAATAATATTTATAATAATTGCATTAGGATTTACAATAATATATTTACTGAATAATTTTGATGAAGAGTTTAATATTATGAAAGATAATTTGGACAAGGAAGATTTAAG